CCTGAGGTATGGACGTTGATTTCGGTGTTCTTGCCTAACAGTCAGGTGGACTTGAGCGGGGTTTTGCATCCGGATGTGATTTTTCGGATTGAGCAGGACGCACCTATTTATTTTGAAGAGATGAGGAGAGAGACATCTTATGACTGAAGAATCAAAACTGTTTTTTGACGTGGGTTACCGATTGGGGTTGGTGGAGAAGAAAGCCGCGGCCCTTGATCGGTTGCTGCTTGATGTGCTGATGGGTGACACCGATCCCATGCAGGCCATGATTGATCGTCAGAAAATAAAGGACCAATTTGATGAGCAATCTTGAAGACTACAAACCACAAGTGGACCGGCCTAACTGCCACAAATGCGTGAACCATGATCCTTTGCCCATGACGCATCACATCCAATGCTTGGAGCCCAAGGCTTTGATCTCTGGCAATGCGCGGGCAGCGCAGAAGGGTTGGTTCCATTGGCCGTGGAACTTTGACCCTATTTGGTTGGAAGAGTGCAGCAAGTATGAGGAGAAGGCATGACCCAAGATGAAATTCTAGAGGCACTGCACAAAGTGATCCAAGAGAACAAGCACTACACGACGTGGACTGTATCAACCCCGCACTTAGTTGCCTTGGTCAACTTAGCCATTGAGCATGAGCGTGAAGCGTGTGCCAAGGTAGTGGAAGCTTGGAGCGATTGGCATGGTGGTACAGAAACCCTTGCTAAGGCCATCCGAGCGAGGGAGCAAGCATGAGCTATATCGTGGCATCCCTGCCGCCCTTGAAGTGTTTTGTAAAACGTGAGTTTCTGTACAACGATCACAAAGGCCATGGGGAGTTGGAGCCGGCGGTATGGGTCAGTTTGAAGGCGCTGCGCGGTCAGGTATTCAGGATTGAATCCCTGCTGCCGCATTACGGGGCGTTGTACGACAAGCTGCCGATCCATGCATATGTGTGGCACGCGGACCATGGTAATTTGCCCATTGACACCCTGCAGTTATGGGATTGCATGGGCTATCAATTCACCATCATTGAAAAGATTGGCCTGCGCAACCTTGGTGTGAAGTTCCTTGGCAAGGATAAGGAATGGCATTTCGGGCGCTATTTGTTCACTGTGGATTTTTGTGCTGATGGCATGGACTTGGACACAGGGTTCACAGAAACGGCCGAGGAGCACAAGAGCTTTAACTTTATGGCCTTGGACAACGGGCAGTTTGCCTGTCAGCCCAACAACCGGTGCCTCTGGTATGACCAGAGTCTTGTTCCTGCTGATACGAAGTTTCCTGACTTCCAAGCAGCGCAGAGGTTGTGGACTGTGGACGGCACACGCAAGTGGTCCGCGGGCGACGATTGGTTTTACAACATTGAGGAGAAGAAGACATGAAGGAACTAAGCATTTGGGAGAAGGCCATGGGTTGGCGTAAGCGCCAGATGGTCATTGAACAGCTTGAAGAGGATCCATGGGTCTTGTCTACGCAGCGCAACTTGGTCCTTGAAGAGGTGGCCAAGGAAATTGAGAAGATGAAGGCTTTTGGGCCGGACACAACGGGCAGTTTCGCTGCCTATATCAGGAATATGAAAACGTGAGCCCGATTAAACGCAAGGTAGCCATTCTTTGCCCGTCGTATGACGGCAAGGTTGTCTGTGACTTTGCGGTCACGATGGCTGTGATCTTTCAGCGCGCTGCGGTGGAAAGGCCTGACTTGGAGTTGAATCTTAACTTCTGGATGGGTGAGGCGCTGCTGCAAAAGGCTAGAAGCAATCTGTTTGGGGAAGCTTATGACGCGGGGGTGGACGACATTGTTTTCATTGATTCGGACCAATCCTTTGACGCACAGGCTTTCTTTGACCTGATTGACCATCCTGTGGATGTTGTGGGGGTCCCTGTTCCGATGAAGGTGGATGAGGAGCGCTATAACTTGCGTCCTGAAGATCCTTGGAAGCACAGTTGGAACCCGTATGTGAATTTGCTAGAGGTCGAGTGCATTGGCACTGGATTCTTGCGCCTTTCTCGTGCGGCCATGACGGCTGTTTGGGAGCAATCGACGCCTTACTTTGAGGACAAGCCTCGGCGCTTGATCTGTGATCTGCAGATCATTGATGGGGGATTGATTTCTGAGGATGTGCAGCTTTGCAAGAAGCTAACGGACGTGGGGTTCAAGATCTTTGTTGATGTGGCTTACACGTGTGATCACTTCGGGGTGAGAAAATACCAAGGGGATTACCAAGAATTTTTAAGAAAGAAGATGGAAGATGAGCTTCACAAATCAACACTTGCAATTGGGCAGCAAACAACCAGTGCATCAATTACAACTTTGTAATAAATGCGAGGAGAAACGGCCACCGGAAGGTGGAATACAAATGAGTGCAGCAAAGTGGATTTGCGCTTGCTGCTGGACTAAACGAGTAACGACAAGGAATTTAATACAACATGCCAAGACCAAAACCACCCGAGCCACTGATCGGAAGACAAGTGAGGATGTCTGACAGACAGTGGATGATTCTCAACCAATTAGGCGGCGCGGAATGGCTGCGCAACCTGTTAGATAAGAAGGCACCGATGCCTAAGAAATATTATGAAGTCTTTAACAATTCAAAAGAAGCTGCAGTCCCAAGAGCCCCAAAAACCTTTGAGTCAAGAACAACTGATGGCGTGGTGGCCATTCACAAGACTTGACCCAAAGTTCTTTCCTAAACCAACCCAACGCGAGCAATCGCAATATCAAGAAAGTCCAATATGAAAGCCACTAAACGTAAAAATACAAAAACCGCACGCGCACGCTCATTTATGCAGAGTAATCCTGCTGCAGCGCCAAATGAGGTAGCAGTGCGGTTTGGTTTGACCAAGCAATCCATCTATGTTTTGCGCAACACGATGAAGAAGAAAGGCTTTGTGTTCCCCAAGAGGGCTGAGCAGTTGGCCACGCTTGCTCCTGCAGCGCCTGTAGATGATTCCGTATTCCTTAAGAAATTGGGAATTGATCCTGTGAAATACGCACAGGCGGTCGAAAGCCTGCAAGAGGCAAAAATGGAAATTGAGATGTACGAGGACGAAGTGGATGCAACCCTTGACGCTCGGGCCGTGGACTACGGCAAGTTTATCGAGGGCGCTGAAGTCATTCAAATGCTAAAACGTGTTGTACAGAATGCTCTAAACAATCGTGACAAGACGTTGGCACATGATCAGGCCGAAGCCATGGACATGATCATCCACAAGATTGGCCGCATTGTGAACGGCAATCCTGATGTGGTTGACCACTGGCTAGATATTGCCGGCTACGCTAAGTTGGTGGCTGATCGCTTGGAAGGACGGGTCAGATGAAATGGAAAAACCTTGAGTATTGCTTTTTAAACAAGCAACTATGCAAAAAGGTTCAAAGCGCCTTGGAGCAAGCCAAGGCGCATCCATTGGGCGTGGATGCCAAAGAAGGTATCCACGTCCGCGTTGTGTTTTGGATGGACAGGGCAACGCAGCAGCCTAAGTTTCTGCAATTAATTGAGCCAATCATCAGAGATGGCGACGGCAGTTCAAGGCTGATGGTATGTGCTTTGTCTAGTCCGCCTTTAATTGAAGATGCTGTAATTGACATAAGTGAAAACATTGCCATGCGCGTTGACATCCCGTTGCACTTGGCCTACGACAAGCAGCCCATTCAGAAGTATGCGATTTATCACATCCGGTTCAAGATCAATGACAGGGACGACAGGTTCACGGATGAGACAAGTGAGCCGTTGAGACGCGGCTACATTGGAATCACAAAGCGTGGGTTCATGACGCGGTTCGCGGAGCATGGTGACAAGGCCCGCAACAACACAGGCTTCCTGTTCCATTCGGTGTGGCATTTTTTGCTGCAGGAAAAGATTGTCATGCATCCGGTCATCCAACTTTGCGGTTCGGCAGAAACCTTGAAGGAGGTTTATGAGATGGAAGAAGATGCGGTGCAGCGGTTCACGCTGACCCCTCTTGGATTAAATGCCATTGCCGGAGGGATGGCGGGCATCAGGATGATGCACAAGCTTCGGCTGCTTCACAGTCTTAAGGTAGGCGTCGGTGAGCGGGACGCGGCAATTGAAGCGCTTCAGCGTGGTGATTTTGCACATGGCTCGCCTTGCGCGCATTACCGCAAAGGCCACATGCGCAAGTTGGCAGAAAACAGGCTGACCTATGTCAAGCCCTGTTGGGTCAACCTCAAAGAGGTTGAGACCGCATAGTTACTTTGCTTCACCCCAGCTCGGTCCGACTTCCACATCGCACCGACTGGGGACTTGCATATTCACGCACGTTGCCATAATTTCTGCTGCACGCTGCGCTTCTTCCTTTGTCTTGACGCTCAATGCCAGTTCATCATGAACCTGCAGCATGGGCATGATCCCCTCCCGCGCTAATGCAACCATTGCTGCCTTTGTCTGGTCGGCTGCTGACCCTTGGATGAGGCGGTTCAATCCCTTGTAGGTGCCTGCGCGCTTGATCCGTTGGCCGTATTCCATGACGGCTTGCTCACGGGGAAGCGCTTTGTTCACGCCCCACTCCATTGGCTCCCAAAGTGGGAACCGGCACTTGCGTCCGAGAAGGGTGCGGATGGATCCCCCTGATGCGGGATGCTCGATCCTTTTCATTACGGCATTGACTGTGCCTTTCAAAAACGGAACATTCCTGTGGAATTGGTCGATCAGCTCGGAAGCTTCGTCAAGGTTCAGGTCAAGCTGTGCTGCCAGTTTGTTCTTGCCCATGCCGTACATCAGGCCCAGACCAATGGTCTTAGCGGCTTTCCTTTTGATGCCGGCCATATCGGCAACCATCTGGTGAAAGTCGGTGTTGGGGTCGTTCTGATAGGCCCCCACCATCTTGTCGGCTCCGGGTAAATCGAGGAGCGAAGCATAGTGAACCAAGAGGCGGGGCTCCTGTGAGGAGAAGTCATTTGATGCCCACATCTCGCCGTCTTCGGGAAGGAACAGGCTGCGGACCATGGGGCCGATGATCTCGTGGCGGGCAGGAACCTGCTGCAGGTTCGGGTTGGCCATGGACAGACGTCCTGTAACGGTGCCGCCATCGTCTGAGCGCATCTGGTTAACGTGGGGATGGATCCGTCCTGTCTTGGCGCTGAAGTTGAGGTACGGCTGCAGGAAGGTGCTGTGCGTTTTGTTGGTTTCGCGCGCCTCCACAATCATCTTGGCAATCGGGTGCTCACAGCCATCCAAGAAACCTTTTGTAAAGCTTGGTTGGCCGTTCTCGGTCTTTGCATAGGGCAGATGAAGCTTGTCAAAGGCTAGGGCGATGCTTTGTGCGGCCCAGATATCGACGTTGGATCCGACAAGTGATTTCAGATCCTTGTGGATTTGTTTCTCGCGGGCAATTAGTTGGTCGATTAACCGCTCACATTTGGGTCGGTCAAACCGGATCCCGCGGCTTGTCATGTTGTGCAGGACGGGGAAGGCTTCTGTTTCGAGGTTGAAGATGGATTCCACTTCATCCTGACGCATGCGGATCTTGAATGCTTGCCACAGTTTCAGTGTGAGCGCTGCATCCTGCTCAGCGTACTCTCCCACATACATGGCGGGTAGTTTCCAAAGTTCTTTTTTTGGATGAACTCCGAAGTCCGCAGCGGCTTGTTTGAGCCCTTGCTCTGATTTGACTTCTTGTAGGTAGTCGAATCCCAACGAGTTGAGAGCATAGCTGAAGCGGTTTTCGTCAAGAATTGGGGCAGCGAGCATGGTATCAACGATCCGTCCGTTGACCTTAAAACCACTTGCTTGTA